TCGCCAGCGGTCTCGTAGCCGACGGCGCCGCCGACAGCGTCGGCGCGACCCCGGAGGAGGCCGTTGCCGACATAGCGCAGATCCGCCAGCTCGCGCAGCCGGCGGGCGACAAAGCCCGGGCGGCTGAGGAAGTAGCTGGCGGTGAGGTTGGTCCCGGAGATGGAAACCGTGGTGGGCGGGTAGGTGCTCATGTCAGGTCATCCCCTCTCAGCGGGCGAACTGGACGCGGACGGCCTGGCTGGCGCCGGTCGTGGTGGATAGGGCGATGCCGATCTGGACGCCAGCCGCGGGCGCGGCATTCGTGGCAACCTGACCGGCGGCGGCTGCGGCGACGAGGTCACCGGCCGTGATGACGCCAGCGGAGGTGCAGTTCTGCACACCACCGGCGTAGATGGTCACGTAGTCGTTGATCGCGGCGTCGAAGCCGGCCACCCCGACGACCTTGGTGGAGTTGGCCCCTGCGGGGCCGACCGTGCCAGCGCCAGTCACCTCGACGACCTGACCGCCAGTGACGGCGGCGGAAGCCTTGAGGGTGACAGCCTGACCCGGTTTGAAGATGGGAAGGTACTCGGCCACAGCCGATCTCCTTTACTTGGTGGGTGGGAAGAACGCCGCATACTCCGCATCTTCCTGCGACGCGGCAGGACCAGGTGCGGTCTGTGCCGGGTCGGGAGCCGGGGTGCGCGACGCCACGGACACAGCTTTGAGTCGTTCAGCGAGGCGCGTCATTGCCGCCTCGTCCGAAGCGGCGCGAAGAAACTCGACATCGGCGTCATCGGTGATCCCGTGGCGTCGCGCCACGCGGTCCACGAGGCCGTCTCGTTGCATCGCATCCACTGTCTGCTGCAAGGTCTTGACGATGTCCTGGCCAGCATCTGCGGCCTTGTCGCCGAAGATGCTGCGCAGTGCCTCCATCTGCTCCTTGAGCGGTTGGAGTTCCTGCACCTGATCCTTGAGAGGTTGGATCTGACGCTCCAATGCCTCACGAGCCTCGCGCTCTTCCCGCAGTGCCTTGAGGCCCGGCTGCCCCAATGGTTCGCTCGCCGCGTCGCGCGGCGCGTCCGGGGCCTTTGGGGTGGGCGACTTGGGGGGGGACTGGACAGGCTGCGTGGATGACTCCACGGTCGTGGTGGTGTCGGACATGTCGTCTCCGAATCGCTCGGGGTTAGCCCGCCGGAAATTCGCTCCGGTCGGGTGGTCTAGATGAGGTAGCCGTGTCGCCTCAAGAGGGCGACGGCTTCCTCGCGCGTTGTCGTCTGCGTGTAGATGCCGGCGGGGGTCAGTCGTGCCGCGGTTGCCCGTCGGTACCGCTGACCGGCGACCTTCTCAGCCCCGGACGCATCCGCGAGCCTGCGGCCCGCTACTCCACGCACCGAACGGCCCTCGGTGGTCGTCATCCCGTCCTTGGATCGCGCCCCGGCGCGGTGGGAGTTGATGACTTGGTTCATATCGGCGCCGGCCTTGATCGCGCGGCGCTGATCCCCGGTCAGGTCCTTGACGTCGTCGGGGCCGATGAACGACCCCGCGTCACGCCAGTCAGCCTCAGCGGCTGGGACATGCCGACAGTCACAGCGAGGATGCCGCGCGAAACCCATGTTGTGCCTGAACCACGCGCCCGCCAGGACAGCGCACCGTTGACAGCACGGCGGGTTGACCAGCCGCGTCCAGCCGATACGGGGCCTCGCCGTGATCCCCGCGGCGGTCACCGCACGGCCAGCGTCAGCCACCTGACTGGGGACGACGATCTCGAGGAACGATCTGCCCAGCGCGAGTCGGTCGCCGAGGGACTCGGCGACACCGGTTCGGGCATGCACGACAGCGCCGTACAGCAGCGAGTCCAACGACCCAACCGTGAGCCCGTCCAACGCGTAGGCACCAACCGCACCACTGGGGACGACGGACGCGACAGGTGCCGTTGTCACTCGCTGTTCCGCGAGGGACATGTCGATGTACGCGGATGCGTCCCGAGCCGCGCCGACCTGCGCCGACGACAGCAATGCCACCATCCGAGGCCCGACCCGACCCCACCCAGCATCGAAGTCGCCGCCGATGGACGACCATTCGCCGACGACCGCAGCCAGGGCAGCCGTTGCGAGACGCTGTTGGGAGCGGTAGTGATCAGCCGCCGCTTGCAGCATCGGGCATCCCCGCGCCGGCCATCAAATCACGCCCGACCTGCACGAGCGGGTCAGCCTGCCCCTCAGCCTCGAACATGTCGTGCATCTCCACCCGCTGTACAGGCGTATAGCCCAGGTCGATCCATGCCTGCTCCCGTGGAACGATCCCGGCGGCGAAGAGCTTGACCGTCGCATCGGCCCTCTGCGCAATGGTCGGCGTCGACGCTTCCCGCCAGACTGTCTCCAACCGGGTCGCATTCGAGTCGAGCTCACCGCGCTGGACGAGCAGCGCCAGGCGCATGACCTCTTCCCACGCGTCTCCGAAGGACCCTTGCCGACGCTCCACCCGCTTGACCAAACGCGACTCGGCGGCGCGCAACGCGTCCGCACTCGGAGGGTTGACACTGTCGAACGCCAGGTAGTCGATGGGCAGTGCTGCCATCTGCGCCACGAGCCGCGCCAGGAGCTTGATTGTGTCGTGGAAGTTGCGCAGATCGGACTCGGGGAACTGTCCGACCGTCACATCCCTAGACTCGTTCGCCCACAGGCGGCCCTTGATCGCAGACCACGCCGCCCGAGGCCCACCGTCGGGCCCGACGAAATCCTCACGCTTGATCCCGAAGACCCATCGACGCGGCATCGCGTGATACTCGCCGGACACCATCATGTCCGTCGCCATCTTGTTCGCTGCGTCCGCAATGGGGATGACCGACTCGAACTCGCTCCGGCCGTCGCGGTGCTTGATCCGTGGCCGATTGACGATGGGGACCAGCGGGACGCGGTCCATCCCATGTTCGTCGGTGCTGGTGACACGCCAGTATCCTCGGTCGAGCGTGCACGTCCGGGTGACACCGGGCGTGTAGAGGCTCGCCCACTGTGAGCGGTCAGTCTCGGACCAGCGCTTGAACGCCGCGGTCACGGAGCCATTCGCCGGCGAACGAATCCAGGCGCAGTCGAATGCCGACTCGACGGTGATGAGGGGGGCCCCATCGCCAGCGCCGACGATGACTGCGGCCTTCGACAGCCCGAGGGCGTCGGCGTGCGCCATCACCGACTTCTCGTCCATATTGTTCGCCTGCCAGATGCCCCAGAGTTCATCGTTCCCGCTCGCCTCGCCCGGGAAACGGAACCCCTCGACGTCGAGTCGGTCGTTGTGCGCCTCCACGACCAGTTCAGGGAAGTTCAGGATGAGGTCTGTGATCGCGTCGCCAAACTCCTTGCGCATGGCATCCGACATGTAGGTGATGGCTTGCCGGCCGCGCACGTAGGAGTCTAGGCGCGTCAGGTGGTCGGATGCCCACCACGCCCGCACACCTTCGAGGGTCGCGATCTCCCTGGTCAATGAAGGGTCCTCGATCGGGGGAGCAAAGGATGGGATCGACACGTAGCCCCCTCCCCAGCCAGATCAATCAGTCGAAGACGTACATGCGGGTGCTTGAAGCGGTCCAGCCGGCAGCGACCGCGTCAGCGCGGGCCTCGTGCGCCAGCACGTCAGCCATCAAGACGTCAATCTTCTGCGCCTCGGACGGCTTGTTGAGGAGAAACTTGTCGCCCGGCTTGGCGACCTTGCGGGCCGCGAGCGCGTGTGTGCGGTAGTCCGGGTCGTTGTCGTGCGTCCCGAGCCGTTCGGCCATGTCCTCGCGGTATCGGATCAACGCCGGGAACATCCGGCTGATCGAGTGGGTCGGGAACTCGGCGACGACGTCCTCGCCATGCTGGCTCGCCCACGCCTCAATCTGCGTCTCGAACAGTCGCGGGTCGGCGTACATGCGCACGACCCGATAGCGGGCGAATACGCCGTCGACCGCCGCGTTGACCTCGCCGCGAGGGATGCGGCCCTCCGGCCACTCCTCGGGCCGCCAGACGGTCGGACGCGAGTCCGGTCCGTAGGTCGGGGTGAACCGGTGCCCGTCCATCGTGCATGCCCGCAACGCCGTCCAGTCACCCGACCGGGACCCGTCGAACCCGAGACAGACCGGGGTCCCCTCAGGAATGTCAACCTCGGCCCTCGTCGCATCGAGTGCCGCCTCAGTCAGGTACGCGCCGAGACCCTGCACTAGTCGGTTGCCGTAGAACCTCTCGGCTTGCGCCGGGTCCGTCTCGACCAGCTCGGCCGCCTCAGCGTCGATCGCCTTGACGTCCACCCAAGGCGAATCGGCATAGACGTAGGTGTGGATCTTGTGCCGCTGCCGCTTGTCCCCGTAAGACAGATCCGCTGGCGGTTTACGGTAGTAGCGGAAGATGTCGGGCCGCCGCGACTCGAACGCTCGTTGCGCGGCGCTGTTCTCCATCGGGTCCCACGGGTTCGACAGCTCGACCGTGCGGCCCTGCATCGCGGCGATACCGCGACGCATCGTCTGCCACGTGTCCAGCACCTTATTCGTGGCCGTGTAGAGCCCCGACTCGTCACCGAGCCCGCCCGTGAGCGGCTGCCCGAGCTTGCTCTTCGCAGCGCTCGAGAGGGGGACGATCTTGCCGCGGTTCGGGAGGCGGATGAAGCCCTCGCGGACGAAAACGAACTCTTGCAGCCGACTCGACAGGATCATCGTCTGCAACGGCTCGTACACGTTCGCCGTCTGCGACTCGGCGAACGCCAACAGCCCGAGCAGCGACTTCCGGCGCGGCATACCCATCGCCTCACCAGGCGCGTACTCGTACTCCCACCCACAGCCACAACCGTGGTCCTCGCACCGGTAGACCTCGCCACCGACAGCCCACCCAGCGAACAAGCACGGACCGACGCCCTCGAACAGCAGCCACCCGGCGCCCCACGGACTCTTCCCGGACTTCTGCGGGCCGACGATCACCGACCGCCGGTAATGGAACGGTGCCAGCAACCGACGCGAGTCAACGACCGCGCCAGGCACAATCCGGTAGTGGTTCGCAGCGCAATAGAGCTGCCAGCCGTTGTACGCCAGCGGCTCACCCTCATACACCCCGCCGGGGACCCGGCAGTGCTCCTCGATCCAGTCCGTCGCCAGGAAGCCCAGCGTGTGCAGCGGATCGAAGTCGAGAGCCAGGTCCGGCTCAGGCACCGCCACCGGAGACAACCCTCATCCGGTCGCGCGCCGATCGGCGAGGCGGATCTGTGGACTCAGCGGCCTTTGCTGCAACCTCATCCTTGGCGATCGCCCAACCGTTCTCCCGCAGCCCGGCCGGGGTGAGCCCGATCTGGTCAGCGAATCGGTGCAGCGACCCCTTGTCGGCAGCCGACGCGTCCGAAGACTCGCAGAGGACGTACGTCCGCACCCACATCGCGATCGTGTGCAACCGCCACGACTCTGACGGCTGTGCCCACGCCCATGCTTGCGGCGTCCGCCACACCCACGCCCACAGCGCGGCCTCACGAGACGCGATGCTCGCGGTCTCGACTGCGTCACGCTCCCGGAGCTTCGCCCCGTCCTCGACGTACGTCACCCAGGCCGTCCGTTCAGGCAGCGGCCACGACGGCACAGGACCGTAATACCCGTGCGCCGGCAACGCTGTGAACGACAGACCCCGCCGATCCGACCTACCTGACGACGGGTCAGGCTGCGGACCCGACCGGTTACGCGCGCCACCACGAGCCATACTCCACGCCCTCTCGACGACCTCGCGTCGCCAGAATCGGGCGGAGCCTCGCGCTACGCCCTAGACCGCCGCGGCGGCTTGAACCTGTCCCCCCAGGCGCGGACCTCGGCCTGCGCGGCCCGCTCCAACGCGATCGCCGGATGCGGTACCGGGTTACCCTTCGCGTCGGCGACGATCAGCCCCTCAGCGTCGACACGGGCCTGCGCGTCACGCATCCGAGCCACCTGAGTGCAGTACGCCTCAAGGTCAGGCCCGACGATCCGATCCGGAGATGGATGCGCACCGACCGTCGTATCCCACACCGCACGAGCAGCAGGCGACAGATGCTCAGGCGCCGACACGGACACCATCGCGAGACATCGACACCGACCGGGCCGGCTCAATCCCCGGCATCCCCGGCAGGTCCGGCCGCGACTTCGTGCGGAAATCGCCCGGCTGCTCCTCGGCGAAGATCTCGTCCGTCAAGCGCACCAGGAAGCCCGCGAGATCCGGGTCATCCGACACCTCGATCGACTCCAGCCGCGGGTTCTCGTTCAGGTTCATCGACGTGCGGACCGCGACGGCCCACTCGTCGTTCGTCACGACGGCGTACTTCGCGTGCGTTCGAGTCGAGCGGATCGCCTCGTCGCCGAACAACTCGCGGACCTGCGCCAGATACCCCGGCTGCCGCTGCCCGAACGAGCAGTCGACGATGAACCGCAGCGACCGGATGTTGCCGTTGCGCAACGACTCCGCCGAACGGGACAGGTCAGCGCTCCCAGCCGTCCACGTCGCAATCGCCACATCGGCCGGGCCGGTCTTTTCGAGGATCGCCTCGATCGCATCCATGAGGCTGAACTGCCCGAACGTCAGGCAGTAGGTTTCCATCCCTCGCCCCCACTCAGCGAGGGCATCGCGGGCGTTCGTCACCTTGCTCACCGAGACCTTGCGCGGTCGGACGGCGCGGGTGTGGGTGCGAGCGGTACGCTCAGCCATATCGACTCCTCGTTAGTCGGTCACGCCCCCGGAGGTGCCAGCCTCGCGGGGGTCTTTCATGCTCGATTCTACCGCGAATCACGCCCAAATGCCACAGGACGGACAGCCAACCAAGGGAGCGGATATGCACCACATGCAATGAGCGGGGACGTTTGAACCCTCCGCGCCTCCGGCGCCCC